CCTGAAGACAGCGAGCCCTGCCGAGTTGCGCCTGGAATATGGCTACAGCCCCGAGGAGTGGGATGCACTGCGCACCAACGTCGTATTCCTGAAAGAGCTGGCAGGCGCATGCGAGCTGGTGCGGCAGGAGGGCATGAGCTTCAAGCTGAAGGCCAAGCTCATCGCCGAGGAAAACCTGAAGCAGGTCTGGAAGATGATTCACGAGCCCGGTCACCTGACCCCGGCTGCTGTGAAGGGCAAGCTGATTGAGCTGACTGCCCGGTGGGCGGGTTTCGATCCCAAGGGGTCAGGCGAGGGCGCGGCCGGCGGTCCCGTCAACGCCAACACGCTCAACATCCAGATCAACCTCGGAGACTCCTATTGATGGGTAGGTGCCCCAGCATCGACGCGCGCGGCGCCGGAGCACAGTGCGTGCTGGCGCGAGGGCACGAGGGCGCATGCCAGATGCCGAGCCCCATGCTGAAGCTGGCCCTGCAGGAGTCTCTGCAGGAGGAGGCGCTGAAGCCGCACCTTGTCAGCATCGACAGCCAGACGATCGCGCCGGACCTGATCGAGCAGGTCGATGAGCTGAGGCGGCAGATCATGGCAGGCGAGGTTTCCAGCTTTGCCGCGGCGATCGTCTACAAGGACGGCTGCTCGGGCTCGATCCGCACCAAGGCGCCCTCGAGCGGGCTGCTGATCGGATCGCTGACCCGGGTGATCTACCGGCTCAACAAGGAACTCGACGATGACAGTTGATTGGCCCTCGCCACCGCCGAGCCCGGTCTGTCAGGTCCCGCCCGAGGGCTATATGTGCACGCGCGCGGCAGGGCATAACGGCCCCTGCGCAGCCATCCCCACCGCGCCGATCGCATCACCGTGGGATGAGGACACCCAGAACCCACGCGGCTGCCTGGGGATCATCCTCGGGAGCCTCGCCGTCGTCGGCGCGCTGATCGGAGCGATCGCATGGTTGGGCTGATCCCCGAGGAACACTGCGCCCAGATCGAGGCGTTCATGGAAGCGGGCACCGACTGGATCGACGAGCCCGAGTTCGTGAGCGCGTTTCAGGAATTAACAGGAGAAGCACCGATGCAAGACCAAGCTGCCTGGACAGGCGCCACCCATCCCTACCCCGCGTTCCTCAACGTCACCGCGGTCGCGCACGACACGTTGCAGGTCACCGCGCGCACGGCTGAGAGCCAAGAGGTCAGCCGCTTCTGCATGCCGCTCGAGGACTGGCACCAGCTAGTCGCGGATGTGTCACGGCTTCGATTTCCCGCCCCGGCCATGCCCGACAACGCGAAAGAGGACTTCCACCCCGCCGATGCGGAGGCTCACGCGACTATCGAAGGCGAGACGTTTGGCCAATCAGATGTCGATTACCTGCAGGGTGAACTAAATGCGGCTGTTGAAAACGGCACTTCCAACGGTGCTACTGCTGATGACCCCCTCGCGCAGCGCGGCGGTCGCCCCGCCCCGGCACGTGCGGCCGACACCGCCGAAGTTTCCGACCTGGGAGGAGATAATGGCAGCGGTGCGGGAGACGATCCCGACGCCAACATCTACCCCACCAGCGACCGATCCTCATGAGATAACGGTCACGCACGAGCGGGTGACCTGGGGGTGGCGCTCGATGCGTCACCCCGACCCCGCGACGTTCGAGTGGCACTGCATGCCGTTGCTGGATACCGGCTATCACAGCTTCGACGTGCATTGCCCCTGTGGCGCCTACGAAGACGCACCTGGCTCGATCATCCATAAGGCGCTAGACGGCAGGGATGAATACGAGCGGGGGCGCCGTAAGCGGCATTGATGGCACAACAGCTAACCTACACACCACCACCGACGATCAGTAAGTTCATCAAGGATCACCTGCCGGGTGAGCTGTTCGCGGACTGGATTATCGGCCCCGTCGGGTCAGGCAAGACCACCGGAATCTTCTTCAAGCTCGTCTACATGGCGGGCCTGCAGCGGCCGGGACCCGACGGTATCCGACGCACGCGCGCGGTCGTGGTTCGCAACACCTCGACCCAGCTGCGCGATACGACGCTCAACTCATGGTTCATGTGGTTCAAGGACGGACAGGCCGGCTACTGGCGGGCGACCGACAAGAACTTCATCCTGAAGTACGGCGACGTCGAGTGCGAGGTGATGTTCCGCCCGCTCGACACCCCGCAGGACGTTGCCCGCGTGCTCTCGCTCGAGGTCACCTTCGTGCTGATCGACGAGTTCGTGGAGATCCCGCAGGCCATTATCGACGCGCTCACAGCGCGCTGCGGACGCTACCCGTCGGCCATCATGGGCGGCGCTACCAACTGGGGCATCTGGGGCTCGAGCAACCCGAGCACCGAGGACAACTGGTGGTTCGACTACCTCCACAATTCGCCCGGGATCATCCAGCCGGGTGAGGGTGTCAGCCTGCACCAGCGCATCGTGCAGGACACGCGCAACGCGCGCTACTTCCTGCAGCCGTCGGGCTACAGCGACTACGCCGAGAACATCGAGAACCTGCCGGGTGGCCGCGCCTATTACGCCAACACGGCCAAGAACAAGACCGAGGCGTGGATCAAGCAGTTCATCGAAGCCGAATGGGGCTATTCGGTGAGCGGCAAGCCGGTCGTGCAGTCGTTCAACCCGGCGATCCACATCTCGAAGAAACGCCTGCACTTCGACCCGAACCGCGACCTCATCGGAGGCTTCGACCCGGGGCTCGGGGGCGCGGCGATGCTGCTTGGGCAGGAAGACCTAGAAGGTCGCCTGCACACCATCGGCGAGATCATCACGAGCGGCGTGGGCGCGGGCCGCTTCGTCTCCGAGCGACTGCGTCCGTGGCTCAACGCCAACGCACCGGGCCTGCAGCCGGGACGCTTCATTATCGCCCCCGATCCGGCCGCGAACAACCGCAACGCGAACGATGAGAACACCATCGTGCAGACGCTGAAGCGGCACTTCCCGGTCTCGATCGAGACCAACAACCGGCTGCCACTGCGGCTCGACGCGATCGACTATTTCTGCACCGGGCTGGTCTACGGGATGCCGCGGCTGGTCATGGATGAGCAGGCATGCCCGATGACGATCCGAGCGCTGAAGGGCGGCTGGCGCTACAAGCTCGACAGCAAAGAGGAGATCAAGGGCGGCGGCAACGCGATGCCGGAGAAGAACCTCTACAGCCACCCTGGCGACGGCTTTGGCTACCTGTGCCGCTACTTCCATCGACAGGTGGTCAAGAATGAGCGATACACGCACAGCGGCGGGCGCCCGGGGGGCTTCGTGCCGCCGCGCACATTTGGTGGCGGATCGTATCACCAGAAGTAGGGGGACGTAGTGGCAGGTCAGCTCGGCAACATGCAGAACGCCAGCGTTCCGGCATCCTCGCAGGTGATCGACAACGGCACCGGCGAGACGCTCGCCCAGCCGGTGACGGTCGATGCGCCAATGGACGGCGTCGCCCCGGTCCAAGTGCTCAACACCGCTGTGCTGCGCAACCTGGCCGCGAAATACAAGTCGCTGTTCGAGCGCTTCGCGTCCGAGCGCGTCTTCGCCGAGCAGAAGTGGCTGCGTAACCTGCGCCAGTATCTGGGCATCTACGACCCTGACATCGAGCGGACGCTGCCCAAGAACCGCTCGCGCGCGTACCCGCGCCTCACGCGGATGAAGTGCATCTCGATGCTCTCGCGGCTCATGAACCTCATGTTCCCCGGCAACGAAGACAACTGGGAGCTGAACGCCAGCCCGTCGCCGTCAATGAGCCCCGAGAACGTCGCCAAGTCGGTGCAGGCGCTCATGGAGATGCTGCAGGCCGAGGCAGGCGAAGGTGCGCCGCCGGTGCCGCTCACACAGGAACTCGTTGACGAAGCCGTGCGCGTGCTCGCGGCCAAGAACGCCAAGGCCATCTCCGACCTGATCAAGGATCAGCTCATGGAGCTGGGCGGTGACCAGACAGTCGACTGGATCGCGCTCAACCGCAAAGTCGTGGACAGCGGGATCAAGTACGGCGTCGGCGTGCTCGAGGGACCCTACGTCCGCAAGGTGCAGGAGTCGGGCTGGATGCTCGAGGCCGGTGAAGGTCAGGCACCCGACGGCACCCCGACGGCAGGCCAGTTCAAGCCCACCACGCGCGACGTCTACAAGCCCCAGTACGACCACCTCTCGATCTGGGATTTCTACCCCGACATGAGCGCGCGGACGCTGCCCGGTGAGGGCTACTTCGTGCGCAAGGTGCTAGGTCGCGGCGCGCTCAACAAGCTGCGCCAGCGCAAGGATTTCTTCGAGCGCCAAATCCACGAACTCCTGCTGCAATTCCCGGGCGGCAACTTCCGCGCCAAGAGCTGGGAGACCGAGCTGAAGTCGATGGGCACCGCGATCAACGCCGACAGCAATGTCAGCGCGCAGACGTCCGGCCGCGAGAAGTACGAGATCATCATCTGGAAGGGTCCCGTCAGCGCGCAGATGCTGCGCGAGGCAGGCGCCGACGTGCCGGAGGACATGCTGTCCGACGACGTCGAGGCCGAGCTGTGGATGTGCGAGAACTTCATCATCAAGGCCGAGGTCAATGCCTGGCGCAAGCTCGGGCTGCCGATGGCGCAGGTCCACGTATTCTGCTTCGACGAAGACGACACCTCACCCGTAGGGCAGGGGCTTCCGGCGATCGTGCGCGACAGCCAGCTCTCGGTCTGCGCGGCCACGCGCATGTCGCTCGACAACGCCTCGATCACCTGCGGCCCGAACCTCGAGATCAATACGTCGTTGCTGCGCGCTGATCAGGACCTGACCTCGATCGAGCCGTACAAGATTTGGTATCGCGACGACGACGGCCCCTCGAGCCAGTTCCCCGCGGTGCGCCGGATCGAGATCGACGGGCACCTCAATGAGCTACAGCAGCTCGTGAAGATGTTCCTCGAGTTCGCCGAGATGGAGACCTTCATCGGGCCGAGCACCGGCGGCGACATGACGAAAGTGGCCTCGGAGCCGATGCGGACAGCTGCAGGAGCCAGCATGGCTCGTGGAGATGCCGCGCTCCCGTTCAAGGACATCGTTCGCAACTACGACAGCTTCACCCAGTCGGTCATTTGGAGCCTCGTGGGGTTCAACAAGAAATTCAATCCCGACCTCGCACCCGAGGGCGATTACGACGTGATCCCGCGTGGGGCTACCAGCCTTATCGCGAAGGAAGTGCGTGGGATGCAGATCGACCAGCTCAGCCAGACGCTGACGCCTGCCGAGCAGGATCACGTCGATGAGCGCAAGATGATCGAGGCGAAGTTCTCCTCGCGTGATCTCGCCGGCATGCTGGTCAGCGAGGACGCCGTGCGTCGCCGCAAGGAAGGCAAGGCCCAGCTCGCTGCCGCCGAGCAGGCCAAGCAGGAGCAGATGTTCGAGGCCCAGATCAAGAAGGTCATGGCCGACGCGTTCAAGGGCATCGCGCAGGGTCAAAAGAACGCTGCCGGTGCGGATGCAACTGGTGTAAAGACTGCCATCGAAATGATGGCGGCAGGGGCAGAACCGAATGACGAAGGCGGCGACAACCGAGCTAACACAGCGGCTGCGTGATCTCGCAAAGACGCAGGACCCGATAGCCAAGGCGGTAATCGAGCTAATCCGTCTGCACATGCAAGCTGGCAAAGACGCCCTTGTGAGTGCAGACGGCGACGCTATGCTGCGGACGCAAGGCGCGGTGCGGGCGTTCGAGAAGCTCTACACCGACCTGACCAAGACACCGCCGAACATCACGGAGACGACCACATGAAGCGCAGCACGATGATCCGCCTTGGTTCGATGACGGCAGCCGAGCGCGCCAAGGGCCGCTACATGCGTGCGCCCGATGAGCATCCTGCCGGTGGAGCACCTGCGGCAGGGACCCCCGCGCCGGACGCGCCTGCAGCTGAGGTTCAGGCACCACCGGCTGCGCCTGACAATGCGTTCGCAGATGCGTTCGCGAACAGCGACGGGGGGTTGCCGAGCCTTGATCCAGCACCAGCTGCCCCGGCTCCCGCTCCTGCTGCGGCTCCTGCTTCCGAGCCTGCTGCTCCTACGCCGCCTGCGGCACCAGCAGCGCCGGCAGCGGGCGATCCGCCTGCGCCAGCTGCACCCACTCCACCGGCTGCACCGGCCGCTCCCGATCCCAACGCCCCGAAGACTCCTACCGCCGAGGAGATCGTCGCCGGGATCGCCGAAGCGCTGAAGGGTCAGCCCGCTCCGGCTGCACCAGCCGCACCGGCAGCAGCTGAAGCACCGCCGCTCTACACTCCTGAGGAGCAGACGGCGATCAGCGAGTACGAGAAGAATTGGCCGGATGTCGCCCAGGCCGAGACCCTGAAACGTCGTGCAGAATACAGCGACCTGCTGAAGTACGTGTTCGGCCAAGTGCAGTCCCAGCTTGCTCCCCTGCAGCAGCAGTTGGGGCAGGTGGGCAACACGCTCCACCTCGGTGAGGTCAAGGCGCTGGTGCCTGACTATAACGAGAATTTGGAGGCCGACGTCGGAAAGTGGGTCGAGGAGCAGCCAACCTACTTGCAGAGCGCATACAAGCAAGTTATGCAGCAGGGGACATCAGAGGAGGTCGCAGACCTAATCGGGCGTTACCGGGCAGCCACAGGGACGGCAGCTCCGGCACCAACACCGGCCCCGACACCTGCTCCGGCGGGAACGGCCCCGGCAGCGGCACCGGCAGCAGCAGCCCCCGCGGCCAAAACCGGAACCGAGCTGTCCCAGGCTGCCAAGCAAGCGGTAGCCTCGTTGGCCCCAGTCGGTAGTGAACGAACGCAGGCCCCGGCGGGGGAAGACCCGCAGGATTATAGCTCTGCTTTTGCTCGCTACGCTGCGGCAGCCGACTGATACGGGTTCACGCTAGGGGGCAAAGCTCATGGTTAATTACGGCGACATTTCACCAGCAGTGGCTGCATGGGCCACTGTCCGCATGCTCAAGCGCGCTCTGCCGCTCCTCGTCTTCGAGAAGTTCGGTCAGACGTATCCGATGCCAACAAACTCGACGCAGACGGCGAAGTTCCGCCGGTACTTCCTGTCGGGCGCAACTGGCTCGGCGGGCAATGGCGTCGGTGAGTTCTACACCCCGCTTGCGACGACCCCGCTGGTCGAGGGCGTCACGCCTGAAGGCCGCACGCTCGCCAATCAGGACTACACGGTCCAGCTGGCGCAGTATGGCGACTACGTCACCATCACCGACGTCGTGAACGACACGCATCCCGATAACATCCTCGCGGAAGCAACCGACCTGCTCGGTGAAAACGCGGCCGAAACGATCGAGACGCTGCGCTTCAACGTCCTGAAGGCGGGCACCAACGTGTTCTACGCCGGTCAGGTCGCCGGTCGTGCCCAGGTCGCTGCCAAGATCAGCC